ACCACAGCAGATGCGATGCACCTGAAAATGAAATGGGGAGATGATACATCAAGCACATCAGGAGAGCATCAAAGAATTATGGAGGTGGATCTAACCGAGGCAGTCATGGCTGACTTTGAACGATTCAGGAAATTTGAGAAAAAAAGATTTCAATTAGATAAAAGAATATTAGAAACAAATAATATCAATATTAATGATGAATACTCGGTTGATTTTAGTGAACCACATATCCCTGCAAGTCCACAGCAAGAACGTGAGGAATGGTTATGGAAATGGGATAATGGATTAGCATCTAAAAAAGATTGGTTCAAACACTACAATCCTGATTTTTCTGAGGAACAAATAGATCAAGCAATGGAAGAGATTCAGCAAGATGCTCAACCTGAACAACCACAAGCACAAACATTAGTTGAAAGATTAGTGCAAAATGGCTAGTGCATCTGAAAATTTTATGAGTGCATTAGGTGGAATCCAAAATAAACTCAACGATCAACTGCCAACTCTTGCATCAAGATTAGCAAGACTAAGTGATCAGGAACTCACAATCATTGCTAGAGAATTAGATTTTTTTCAGGAGTTAAACAGACTTGGTTATAGTGATGCTTTAACTGATTTAATGAATGAATATGATGACGTGGCAACAAAAGTATTTAATCAGGCAAGATCTAGAGGATTGCAAGTTCAAGTAGCAACAGCACAGAATCTTGAACTGATAAAAGAATTGGATGCAGGAACATTATTAGGAAGAGCAAGAGATTTCTCAAGCAGATATAAATCAGAATTATTAAGAGGTATTATTGCAGGAGAATCAGGCAGACAGATTGTGGATCGTTTAACAGCCACACTTGGCACAGAACTTACAAGTGCTAATCTAAACCTTATTGTTAATGATTCATTTGCAAAATTTAGCAACTCAGCAACTTTTCAAGCATTCGCAGATGAACCTGAAACAAGGTATAGATATGTTGGTGTCTTAGATGGAAAAACAAGAGATAGTTGCAGACAAGTATTAGAGGATGGTCAAAATTCTGAGGGATATACAATGGAAGAGATATTTGATCTACCAGTCGGATTTGATGACAGAGGTGGTTTTAATTGTAGGCATGACTGGGTTGTTATATGAGAAACCAAGACATCCATAAAATACCAAGAAATATTTTTAAGAAAGCAGGAGAACTTGCAAAGTCTAGAATCATAGAAGATGCAGACAAGGGAATCTTTCAAAACAACAAAGAAAACTTTAAATATAAAAGCAAGACTTACAGAAGATACAAATCAAATGCTATGACTGGTGCTAATAAAACAAAATTAAAAGCATTCATAGGTAAATCAACAAACACAAAAGTCAATAATGTTAATATGAGATTAACTGGAGAAACCTTAAGGAGGATCAATGTTAAAAACCTTGTTGATGGTTTCAAACTCGTATTTGCAAGAGGACAGATTGTTGAGGGTAATGCAAACAGACATGGATATGATCTTTATGATTTAAGTAAAAAAAACCGTGATCGAATAGCAAAATTTTTTATGAAAAGAATTGAAAAGAATATTAAAAAATACACAAGCAAACCAGTCAATATAAAAATTGGTTAGCAAAGACTTAATCAATAAGGAGGGCAGTATGTCCGAAGAGCAACAATCAGTTGAGGTTCAGGAGAACCAAGTAAAAGAGCCAGTAGAGAAAGAGTCAGCTACTGGAGACATCAATATGTCTGATATAATAGCAGAAAGCAAAAAGTACAGACAAAGATCACAGAAAGCAGAACAGAAGTTAGAAAAACTTCAGAAACAGCTTGATACTGATCGGCAGAAACAGATGGAAGAAAATCAACAATGGAAAGAACTTGCAGAGGAACGTGCAAACAAAATCTCTCAACTTGAACCTATTGTAGAGCAATACCAACAAACCGAACAGCAAATCAGAGCAGAACTGCTATCTGACTTTCCTGAAGATGATCAGGATGACTTTAAGGATTTACCAACACCTGCATTACGTAAAGTCCACAATAAACTATTAAAACAAAAAGTTGCAAGAACCGAAAGTTCAGTCGCAGGAATCTCAACTACTCCATCCAAAAGGATAACTGATATGAATCGAAAAGAGAAACGAGATAACTGGCAGGGTATCATTGCAAGTTATAGAAATAAGAGGTAATTAAAATGGCAGAAGTCACAACAACTACAAGTGCCGTATTTATCGCCGAGCTGTGGTCTGAGGCAATCTTAGACTATGCTGAAAGAGAGTTTAGACTTGTGAATCAAGTAACTGATCTTTCTGCATCAGTTCCTAATGGAGATAAATTACATATTCCAAAAGTATCTGAAGAGACAGCATCCACATTAAGTTCAGGGTCAGCAGTAAGCTACGGTGCTAACACAGATTCTGAAATTGAACTCAGCATTAACCAGCATATTTATGAGGCCAAAAGAATTGGCGATTTGGTTAAAGTACAGTCCAACCCCGACTTGTTCAGCATGTATGCTAGGTCAATGGGGTATGCAATCGCAAAGAAAATAGAGAACTACATCGCAGTTGATGTACTTCAATCTGGAACAGGAAACGACGTTTCCCTAGCGTCGGATAATACTATGACTACGGCTCTGTTAAGATCAGGTCTACAAAAGTTGTTAGATGCAAATCACAGTTACACAGATGGAGATACTTACTTTTATGCCTCTCCATCTTTGTTTTCAAGTCTTTTATCATTGCAAGACTTTACAGATGCAAGTAGAAGAGGCGATGGTGCAAATCCAAATGTCACTGGATCACTAGGTTCGATTTACGGCGTAGATGTCTTTCCGTCAAACGACTGGGACGATGACGGAGGGACTAACGATGAGTCAGGTACTATCTTTAAAAGTAGTGGTGTTTATTATGCATCACAATTACAACCAAGAGTACAGGAGTCTTACGATATTGACTACTTGGCAAGTAGCATAGTTGTTGATTCACTTTTTGGAGCAGTACTATCACATGGAGCAAGTTCAACATCACTACCTGTTGTGAACTTTAATAATCCTTAATACTGACTAGATGATAATGAGTAAGAGGGTGGTTTTCCACCCTCAATACTCAAAAGGAGATTTATATGGAATGGAAATATTTTAAAAAAGATGGAAGAGTTATTGGTAAATGGTTGCCATCAGAAAAACGTATTCAAGAGTATTTAGATAATGGATACGAATTATGTGATAAAGATGGATGCGAATGTGTTGCAGGTGCTGTGGTTTCTTGTAATGAACCAAAACCTAAAAAACATCCAAAGCCACCTAAACCAAAAAAAGGTAAAAAGTAATGCCGATCTACGAGTTTCAATGCAATAAATGTAAAATTGTTTTTGAGCGTTTTATGGACGTTTCTGGGTACAAGGTAGGTGAATGCCCACAATGTAAAAGTAAAGACGTTAGAGGGGTTATTAGCAGGGTTCAAACACGTTTTGGCAAAGACTTTTATGAGGAAGAATATAAAAAAGGGAGTTTCGATACTAATTAGGAGTAAAAAATGGCATCGGTAACTAATTTAACAAATCAAAGAATTGCAGATAGTTATGTTCAACTAATCCATACTGGAGATGATGGAGGACTTGGATCATCTGCTTTGACTCTATATGATGGAGATGGTACTGCATCAGGATTAAAATTATCTACTGGAGGAATAGAGTTAGAAGATAGTAAGACTATCAAATTAGGAACTGGTACTGATCTACAAATATATCATGATGGATCTAACTCATTTATTACCAATTCTACTGGCACTTTAAAGATTGCAACTGAAACATCAGGAATTGCTGTAACCATTGGACATACCACATCTGAAACTACGATTGCAGATAATTTAACAGTTACAGGAAATGCCTCTGTTGGAGGTAATCTTGTTGTTACTGGAACTACTACTTTTAATGGAGGAACACTTACTCTTGGAGATGCCAATACAGATAATATTGTATTTGGTGGAGAGGTTGATTCTAACATTATACCTGATGATGATAACACCTATGATCTAGGTTCTTCTAGTAAAGAATGGAAAGATTTATATGTAGATGGAGTAGCCTATGTAGATGCAATCAATTTTAATGGAACTGCGATTTCATCAACAGCAACAGAATTAAATATCTTAGATGGAGACACATCTGCAAGTTCAACAACAATAGCAGATGCAGACAGAGTTGTTGTCAATGACAATGGCACAATGAAACAAGTCGCTGTGACAGATTTAAGTGCATATTTTGATGATGAAATAACTGCAATGCCTAACCTAGTTTCAACTGGTGCTTTAAATAGTGGATCTATTACTTCAGGATTTGGTGCAATAAATAATGGATCATCTGCGATCACAACAACTGGATTAATATCAGGTGGTTCTTTAGATATAGATGATGTATTAATTAATGGATCTACAATCGGTCACACAGATGACACAGATTTAATTACTGTAGCAGATGGCATAGCAACAGTAGCAGGAGAGATAAGTGTTACCACGCTTGATATAGGTGGGACAAATGTAACAAGCACAGCATCTGAATTAAATATTTTAGATGGTGTAACTAGCACAACAGCAGAACTCAATTATAATGATACTGGATCTGCTCCAGGAACAGTTGTTGCAAGTAAAACAGTAACAGTAGATGCAAATAAAGATGTGGCATCTTTTAGAAATATCACACTCACTGGCGAACTTGATGCAGGTTCATTGGATGTAAGTGGAGATGCAGATATTGATGGAACTCTTGAAGCAGATGCCATCACGGTCAATGGTAGTTCATTATCATCTGTCATAGCAGGAACAACTGTTTCTAATGCAACTTTATCAGCAACAACAACTGTTTCAGATAGCACAGCAAATACAAATTTTCCAGTAATATTTCACGATGAATCTAATGCTTTATTAGATGATACTGGAGCATTACGATACAACCCCAGTAGTGGTACACTACTTGTACCAAACTTATCTGTTTCAGGAACAACAACAACTGTTGATACGGTTACAATGGAGGCATCAAACGCAATTATATTTGAGGGTGCTACTGCTGATGCTCACGAATCGACTTTAACAATCATTGATCCAACAGCAGATAGAACGATCAATCTTCCTAATCAATCAGGAACTCTACCAGTTTTAGCAGTTGCAAGTACTACACAAATTAGTTCAACACCTGAAGAATTAAATATTCTTGATGGTGCAACAGTTGTGGTAGGAGAAATAAATGCTCTTGATTTAGGTGCAACTGCTGTTGGTACTGCAATAGCATCAAAAGCAGTTATACTAGATTCTAATAAAGATTATACTGGAATCAGAAACTTTACAATTACTGGTGAGTTAGATGCAGGGTCTTTAGATATTTCAGGTGATGCCGATATTGATGGCACATTAGAAACCGATGCTTTAACAATCGGTGGGGTAACATTAGCAGAAACAATATCAGACACAACTGGTGCTATGTTTTCCTCCAACACAGAAACTGGAATTACAGCAACCTATGAAGATGGAGACAATACAATTGATCTAGCAATCAATGCCTCACAGACAACAATTACCTCCATCACAAATACAAGTTTAGTAATCGGTAGAGATGCAGATAATGACATTGATTTTGCAACTGACAATAATATTATTTTTAGAGCATCAGGAACAGACCAAATAAAATTACAAGATGGAGCATTATTACCAGTAACAGATAATGATATAGATCTAGGTAGTGATAGTTTACAATTCAAAGATGCTCACATAAATGGAACACTTGAGGCAGATGCTATCACAATAGCAGGTGTTACTTTAGCAGAAACCATTTCTGATACAACTGGAGCAATGTTCAGTTCTAATACTGAAACTGGAATCACAGCAACTTATCAAGATGCAGACAATACCATTGATTTAGAAATTGATGCCTCAATGACAAGCATCACATCTCTTGTTAATAGCAGTTTAGAAATTGGAAGGGATGCTGATAATAGAATCAAGTTCGGTACAGATAATCAAATAATCTTTGAGGTTGATGGTGGAGACAATGTCATTTTTAAAACATCAGGAGAAATTGAGGCAAGTAGTTTAGATATTTCAGGTGATGTGGATGTCGATGGAACACTTGAAGCCGATGCTGTTACAATTGATGGTGTTGCATTGGGAACATTTGTAAGAGATACAGTTGGCACAAATATGGTTTCAAGTAATACTGAAAGTGGTATAACAGTAACTTATGACACATCAAATGATAATATTGATTTTTCAATAAATGCCTCACAAACAACCATCACATCATTACTTGCAACTGATATAGTTATTGGTGAGGATGCTGAAACAAAGATTGATTTTGAAACTGCAAATGAAATTCACTTTGATGCTAACAATGCAGAAAAATTAGTGATTGATGGAACTGCAACAACAACATATCAACCAATACATTTTTCGGGTTCAGATGCAATAGTTCAGATTGTATTTAACGATTCAACCCAACCTGCAAATGTATTTTCAATTACATCAGCAGAATATAGTGGTGCAGGTGGTAATCCAAATATTTTTAAATCTCTTAATAGTACAATAGTGCAAATAATTTCAAACACAGGAGGTGTAGAACTAACTTCAGGAGCAACAAGTTTTTCAGCTATAAGTTCTGATGAAAGATTAAAACAAAACTGGAATAATTTTGAAAATGCAACTGATAAAATTAATACACTTACTAAGATTGGAGAATATCAAAAGAAAGACCCAAAGACAAATGATTTTCCAAAATCAACAAATGCAGATGGAGATGAAATAGTTGAAGATAAAAAGTTTTATGGTCTTTCAGCTAATGAAGTGCAAAAAATATTACCACTTTCTGCAATAGAAAATAAAGATGGTTATTTAGGTCTGAACTATCAAGATGTGTTTGTATTAGCATTAAAATCTATACAAGAATTAAGTGCAAGGATAAAAGTTCTTGAAGATGCTTAAAAAAATAACCATACCATTCTTTTTTTTACTCAGTTGTAATGGGGTAGGTAATATGGAATTATTACAAGACCAAGACAATCATCACTATCATCAGAAGATAGAAAAACAATCTCAACTAGATTCATTACAAAACCTAGTGAACTCATATAGGTTCTTTTAATGGCGAAGATTTCTGATAGCTCTAATCTTTCCTTCAGCTTGTCATATCTTGTTCAGCTTGTCGGTGGGATTGCCATTGCCACATTCGCATTTAGTGAAATTAATAACAGATTGGGAATAGTGGAAAATACATCTATTTCAAATACTGGTAACATAGAAGAAATTATAAAAGCACAAGAAGCAAATCAGGATGCTTTGATTCCTGCTGATTATCGTCAATTTGAGATTTTAAAATCACATAAAGAATTACTGGCACAGCATCAAGCAGAGATCATCAGGTTGCAAGATAAAGTATATCAATTAAATAGAATTATAGGTATTAGAAGATAATGGCTATTAGTGCATCAGTAAGAAAAAGATTAGGGCAGATTGCTAGGAAGAACAAGATCAGACCTAGTTCATTATTAAAAGTATATAATCGAGGTTTAGGTGCTGCTGTATCATCAGGTGCTAGAAAAGGAATGACTCCATCTAGTTGGGCAATAGCAAGAGTCAATTCTTTTGTAAAGATTGTTAAGGGTAGTAAAAGAATTAAACACGATCCAGTTCTTGCTAGAGCAGAGAGGAAGCGTAGGCGTGGTTAAGGTTAGACGAGTTGCAAAAGATAAAAAGTTTAAGTCTGTTCCTAAAAAATATCTATCAGGTACTAAGGGTGCTAAAAGAACTCAAAGAGCAAAAGATTTAGCAAGGATGCAAAGACTTTACAAAGCAGGTAAAAAAGTACCTAAATCATTATTTAAAAGAGTGTTTGGATAGTGCCACATTTACAAAGAAAAAAACAATTATTAAAAAGATTTGGATTTAAAAGAACCAATCTTGCAAAAAGAACACCACAACATAAAACAAAATCTCATTTAGTTATTGCAGAGGTAGGACATAAAGTAAAACTAATCAGATTTGGTTCAAAAGGTGTAACTGGTGCAACCGACAAAAAGGGTAAAAATTTCGATACACTACGAAGAAACTTTCGTAAAAGACACGCTAAGAATATCCGAAAAGGTAAGATGTCAGCAGCGTGGTGGGCAAATGAAGTTAAATGGAAATAGGAGGCAGTAATGGCTAAGCAAAATAAAAAACAAAACACCATCACTTTAAATGATAAGGAATATAAAATCGATAATATGGATGCTAGTGAAAAAACATATCTAGCACATATTACAGATTTAAACAGAAAAATAGAATCATCAAAATTTAATCTTCAACAATTAGAGGTAGGTATGAACCATTTTATAAACCTACTTAATGGATCGTTGAACAAGGAAAAGGATAGTGCCAATAGACCCGAGTAATTTTGCAGAAATAGGTTTCGCAGGTTTATCTGCTGTTCTTCTTTTTGGAGTGTTCAGATGGATGACTGGGGAACTAAACAAAAAGATAGATGATCTACATCAAATCATCATCAAACTAATCGATTCAAAAAATGAGTTAAAAGATTCCATCAATAATGATATAACAGAACTAATGAAATCAATAGGTCA